CAATGCTATTTTTTTAATCACACCATTAATATTTACTACTAGGCATGTACCACCGTTTGTAGTTGATAGTGGGTATGTTGCCGACCCCAATGCTAATTGATTGTGGCTTGTTGGGATAGCACACGATCCAAGAGCGATGGATGCTGATAAAGATGCGTTTAGACCAGATCTATATCCTATAAAAATTGAGTGACAAGCATTAAAAGCACCACTACCAGCACTCTGCCCTAAGAAATTAGAACCACTTGCATTTGTAGCACCACTACCAGCACTCTGCCCTAAGAAATTAGAATTACTTGCATTTGTAGCACCATTACCAGCACTATTACCTAAGAAATTGGAAACACATGCATTTGTAGCACCACAACCAGCATTGTTACCTAAGAAATTAGAATTACTTGCATTTGTAGCACCATTACCAGCATTATTACCTAAGAAATTAGAATTACTTGCATTTGTAGCACCATTACCAGCATTATTACCTAAGAAATTAGAGTTACTTGCATATGTAGCACCATTACCAGCATTATAACCTAAGAAATTAGAGTTACTTGCACTCGAAGCGGCATTACCAGCATTATTACCTAAGAAATTGGAATAACAAGCATATGAGCCACCGTAACTACTACCAGCACCACTACCTAAGAAATTAGAACCACTTGCACACGTAGCACCATCACCAGCATTATAACCTAAGAAATTAGAGTTACTTGCATATGTAGCACCACAACCAGCATTGTTACCTAAGAAATTAGAATTGAAAGCATCTGTAGCACCAGAACCAGCCTGATACCCTAAGAAATTAGAACTGCAAGCATCTGTAGCACCAGAACCAGCATTATCACCTAAGAAATTAGAACTGGAAGCATTTGCAGCATTATTACCAGCTTTATAACCTAAGAAATTAGAATTATTTGCACCTGTAGCACCATAACCAGCACTCTGCCCTAAGAAATTAGACTTACTTGCATATGTAGCACTACTACCAGCACAATTACCTAAGAAATTAGAATTACTTGCACTCGTAGCACTACTACCAGCACTATAACCTAAGAAATTAGAATTACTTGCACTCGTAGCACCATTACCAGCACTATTACCTAAGAAATTAGAACCACTTGCACTCGTAGCACCATTACCAGCACCATTACCCAAGAAATTAGAACTACTTGCATTCGTAGCACTCTGACCAGCACAATTACCCAAGAAATTGGAACCACTTGCACCTGTAGCACTCCGACCAGCACTTTTGCCTACAAAAAAGCTACCTGCGCGTGTTGCGCTAATAGGTAAACTACCTATGTTGATCGCACTTGTAGCAAAAGTTTGAGTCGTTGAGAAATTATTATCAACGTTCACTTTCGCGTAATTAGCAGAATTAGCACGGAAAGTAGTCGCAGTGCTTTGCCAGTTGGATGATAAGCTACGAACTGTGGTTGCAGAACTTTGCCAGTCAGAGGATAAGCTACGAACTGTGGTTGCAGAACTTTGCCAGTCAGAGGATAAGCTACGAACTGTGGTGTCCGTATAATTTTTGATAGAGCTTAAAGGAGTATTGTATGTTACCCCCTTTTGATTCAAAATAAAAGTCTCACCACCAGATAGGGGTGTTGTTGCTGGATCATATTGGGAAATCTTAGGCATGTGATTATTTAGTCATCAATTAAATAATAATGTGAGTATTAAAATATCATCTCTTCAAAAGTCAAAAGCACAAAAAAATGCAAGTTCTTCTGGATATTTGTATAAAGATGTCAATTTTGACCTCAAACCAGCTTATTCTTACAATAATCAATTGAATAGAAAAGAAAATTTGAAGGATATTCAAGCTATATTCGATGTCGAAGCGATTAAAAATAGTATTGTTAATTGTTTCTTGACTGCACCTGGTCAAAAGATATTGAATCCTACCTTTGGTATCGATCTGAGAAGATTTCTGTTTGAACCTGTGGATGATTATACCTCGGAAATCATCGAAGATGACATCTCAAGAAGATTACCTCTTTTAGAACCAAGAATTACAGTGACAGATGTTTCAGTAATTGCTGATCCCGATGCACAGGAATATCGAATTTTTCTACAAATCAATATCCCATCTTTAGATGTGGAAGGTTTAAGTATTAAATCAAAATTAAACACCATCGGTTACACTATCCTCTAAATAATAAAAAATGAAAGAATCTATTGAATATAATTTACCAAAAAATGCTTACATCAATTTTGATGCGCTTTCTCTCAAAGATTTCATCATTCAAAAATTGAATGAAAATTCTAATTTCACTGATCAGAATTATGAAGGGAGTAATTTAGCTTCTTTTATTGATATCATTGCTTTTAGTTACCATGTTTTACTGTTTTATTTGAACCAGACAGCTTCGGAGAGTATGTTTTCTCAAGCTACGATTTATGAGAATATTAACAAAATTGTAAATTTGGTTGGGTATAAACCTACTGGTAAACAAACATCTCTAGTTCCTGTGTCATGTGTGGCGAGTAATTCTTTGGGTGTGGGTAATTACACATTAAGAAAATATGGATATTTCTTGATTGATAAAATCCAATACACAATATTGGAAGATTTTAATTTTGAAAAATCAGTTACTGGTTCACAGGATATTGATAGCATTAAAAATAATTTAATCCTTTATCAAGGTACAGTTGGGGAATACCCAATATACACTGCAAATGGCGATGAGTTTGAAACTCTTCCGATTGTAGTAGTTAATAGAGTTGATACCAATGATACAAGATTTATTTCCGATGGAACTGTCAGTGTGTATGTCAAAGAAAAGAGTGATGGTAAATGGTATGAATATCAAGAATTGGATAATATTTTCCTCGCTAAAAACGATGATCGTTACTACAGTGTTCGTCTAAACGATTCAGGATTTTATGAAGTCAAATTCGGTAATGGTATTTTCGGTAAAAAAATTGAATCTGGTGATGAAGTCGCAATTTATTACATCCTGAGTGATAACCTCAATGGTATTATCAGTAAAGGTGCTATCAATGGTAACAAATTGTTCAATTTTAACTCCACTAGATTTACTCAAATCTATAATGATACTACAAATTCCAACAGTGAAAATGTAATTGATTCTGTAAACAATTCGTTTCTGTTTTTCACCAATACAGACAATTCCACTGCTATATCGGAAGCAGAAAGTGTCGAGCAAATCAAAAACAACGTTCCCAAATATTTAAATTCTCAAATAAAATTGGTAACTGAGGATGATTATGATACTTTCTTGAACAAAGAGATATCAAATATCATTTCTTCTGTCAAGACTGTCAATAACAAAATTTTTATTGATAGTTACATTGATTATTTCTACAAAATCTGTGTTGATCCCAATAAATCAAACAGAGTGATCATAAATCAAGTAAATTTTGCAGATTCTTGCGACTTCAATAATGTAAACGTGTTTTGCGTTCCTAAATTTAGTCTAAAAGATGATGGCGCATATCCACCTTTTCTATCAAATAGTTTGAAAAATTTAATCATTGAAAAAACAAAAGATAGAAAAATTTTAAGTCATGAAGTAGTTCCTCGTGATCCAATTTATGTCGCTTTCGATATTGGATATACCAATGGTGTTGCTAATAAAAGTGTCTTAAATACAAGCAAATTGGAAATTGTTCGTAAAAACGACTCTAAAACAAATCCTGAAAATTTGAAAAAGAAAGTTGGCGATATTATCTTATCATTTTTCGATAGTTCAAGAAATGTTTTAGGTCAAAAGTTAGATATTTCATCGCTGACATCGGACATATTAAATTTAGAAGGAGTCGCCAATATAAGAACAAGAAATGGTAATGAGATTTTCAATGGTATTTCATTTGTATCATGGAATGCTATTTATGAAGACGTTGATGATCTTATTATCAATCAAACGACAACATTACCATTCTTCAAATTCCCTTATTTCTTCAATCCTCAATCAATATATCAAAAAATTTCAATAGTAAATGAGTAATTACCAACAATTTGATTTTAAAATCATTGATTATAAAAATGAACAAGTTCTTAGTGCATATGCTCTAAAAGAAACACCATTAACATTTATACCGAATGTTGAGAATTTATTTTATATTAGAGTATTGTGGGATTTTGGTGATGGAACATATTCCACATCATTAACGGCTAACAAATATTATGACAAGGCTGGGAAATATGACACCAATCTAACAATTTTCGATTGCTATTCAAACGCTATCATATCAAATACGATCAAAACAGTTAATATCAAAGACTATTTGGTAAACACCTTTAAAATAGACTTTGAAGATGCATCGTATTATGACAATATTATATGGAAAAATGGAAAGATATCAGGTCCTTTAATTGCTTCGGCAACTTACCCAAGTAATGTCACTCCTTCCACCATATTCTACAGAATAAGCGGAAGTGGTAGTGAGTATTATTTCCAAGATACTCCAGATAAATTCAGACATTTAAGAAACACATATTCTTTTTTCGAAAAGATATACAATCAGACAAAAAAGCAATATGAATATATCGAGATTGATAAAATTGAAATAGATACAGTTCCAGTATATGCTAAGGTATCAAATAATAACATTATACTAACTAATTCTACAGATGTATCAGCGTTTTATGTTGGTCTATCAGGTAATAAGCAAGTTTATTTCAAAGACGATAGTGTCAACAAATTGCAAATCGATCTTTTCTTTGATAAAAGAAACAATAACATATGGGATAATAATTTGAAAGTGTCTCTATCTGCTAATATTATTCAAAACAATGAAGTAGATAATTTTAGTGTCACATCAAATGGTATGGATGGCGAATTTTATGCTGAAAATTCTTTCAATATAGATTCTCAAAAGTTTTCAAACGTTGATATTCCCTTTGTCATCAAAGTTAAAGATTCAGAACACTTTACAGTTAAGAATTTTAAACCTCTTTCTGCTTCAAACTTGGTATATACGGTGTTATCTTCAAACGAAGTTATTTCATCTCAATATTATACAATATCAGCTAAAGATTCTTTCAGTGGTGCAATAAGAAATACCATACGTTTCACATCGCCAAACAAAATAAATGATGTTAAAATCACGGTATCTGGATCAGTATCATCTGTCCAAGGTAGCGCATACTCTTTGAATGGTGAGACATCTGTATTTGATGTTTATCCACAGAATTTCTTAACAATTGAGAAAAAGAATGAGAGTTACGATGCCACTGAAATGTTTAAGGATTTACGATTCCAAGAATTTCTTTTGGATGATAGTATGCTGTTTGATGAGTTTATTGGGTCTATATTTGGAACATTGACTTCATCTTATGATACTCTTGGTAAGAAGATATACGAAAAAATAACAAATTTTGTTCAAAATATTCAAGATGTTGATAGGAATGAGATATTCCCATTAATTTCACAAATGAAAATGCTGAATACATCGAATAATGTGTTTGAAGACAATTCTTTCACTTATCCAGAAAAAATTAAAAGAATTTTGGATCTTTTTTCCATCAGCAACAATAAATTGTTGGGTATTGATAACAAATTCAAAGAAAATTTCGATTTGAGAGGATATTCATCTAAGAGTGTATACGGTATCAATCTTGGAGATCAGATAAACACGAATACTTATGTGGTATCTGCTGGAACTCCTATTGTAGCACTTGAAAAATTTAGTAATAAATACTCTCTATTGAATACTGAGCAGCCTGTTGAATATACTACAAATACCGTCTATACATTATCATCCTACAATCAAAATTGGGGATGGCCGTTGGTATTACCTGATACTTTCCAATTTGAAGATGTGGAAAAATATTACTTATTTTTTGAATATGTCGATACTTTCGATAATACTCTGTATGATAACACTATAATCAAAGATAATACGTTATATGACATGTTATCGGGGGAAAACATCATTAGAGATAATGATAATGATCCGATTTTGGATGAAAACGGTAATTACATTTTCAGTGAATATGTCACACCGTCTTACAAAGACTTCACAATGGGAATTGTATTACGTGATACGCTTTATCAATCATTATCTTTGGTTAAATAATAAAAATGGAGAACGTATTAAACATCACACTTCCCAAGTCCATCACAAATCCAAATGTTGATATTATCAATGCTTTGGATTCGTCACAACCATTTTCTTTCTTAGAATTTATAAAAATAATAGAAGATTCAGTTGATAACTTGCAAAATGTTTACATTCAATACCTGAAAAAATGGAACAGAGTGAAAAGTGTGAAGGAATCGGAAGATTCTTTGACTATTATTGAGAGATATAGAGATTTTATAAAAGAAATAAATTTAAAATATTCCACAACAGATGAGCAAAAATTTTTATCGCAATTAGATTTCAATGATCCGTTAGATTTAGAGGTAGCAATACCTTTTTACAGTCGAAAATTAATAGAGATTGCTAATTATTACAATAAAAAGAGAGAAGAAGCAAAATATCAAGTCACAAAGAAAAAGTTACTTGGTACCAATAATCTGTTGTCACAAGAGATAAGAAATAATATCATAAATTATTTGGAAAATGTTTCTGATGGTGAAATTTATTATGATATTCAACAAATCAAAGACGATATTGATATTGATATTGATGAATTGTATGATTCATACCCTTTGTATTTCAACCAAACTCCGAATGAAAAGATTTATGACAATAAAGATTTAGATTATGGATTTGATATATTCTTGAAAAATAATTCAGAAATTATTTCAGACGTGTTTTCGAATATGTCTAGTTCGGAATTAGGTATCAAAGAAATAAATGACCTTTTAGACAATAAAAGAAGACTAACGGAAAAATACATCGGTAGTGATTTTTATTATTTGTCCACTGGTTCAACTGTGAATAATTTTGTATCTGGTTTGGCTATCTTAGCTGATGATCCATCACAAAATTTTTTAAATGTCGATTATCCAACTACCGCATCAACAGATAGAAAAATCTTAATTTCAAAAGAAGATATTGGATATTTTCGACCCCATAAAACCTCGATAATCAATATTGATGGGAAAACACTTAGCTTTTCTTTCAATACTGAGAATCTAGAGCCAAATACCATTTATTATTTTCCCGATCCATCTATAAGAGGTGATAATGGTGATATTGTCACGTTTATTAATGATAATGACTATGTTCGTAGAAATTTCACTTCTGGTAAATCGCAAATATTACCATCAAGTAAAAGAAATGACAGCAAATATTACGGATACATATCAAAAATCGAACCAAATTTTGATAAATACCTCGATAGATTGCCAAATATCGGTTATTTACAAGATTCTAAACGCGATATTTACAATAATTTATTCGGATTGTTTAAAGATGATAATAGCTTCACAAAAACTATTTCTACTTATGAATCTGCCCCGATATATTATCAGATATTGAATGGTCATACTTTTTATGACTATCTCTATGGTGAAGGCTTCAATTTCAATTATTCAACAGTTGATAATACCACATATGACTATACAAGTAGATCAGGACTAAGCACATTCACCAGTGGTTTTTCTAGTATCGATCTGTATTATCAAATATTCGGTGGAACTTTCGACAATAATCAATTTTATTATGAAAATGAATATCTTCCAAATTTTCAAACATTGGAAGGTTTGTTCATAATGGATGGAGACACGCCTTATATCGATGCTGCTTCGTCTGATTTGAGTTCTTTTGAATTGAGTGGTAATTTCTATTACTCAAGACTGATTGAGGGTGGTATTAACTCTTCTTTACCATTGAGGAGAGCTTTGTTGGATGCTGGGTTTCCAACTATAACAGCAAACATGACTCGAAACGTGTTCCCCAACGAATTAAGCACATTTATGATTGATGGTGCTTCGTTTGGTAGCGATTATCCAGATTTTTCTCCGACTCTATCTCAAATATATTACGATAATACTACTTTAAAATCGAGCGAATACGTATTATCGTCAGCACCTGTTCAGAATCTTTATAATAGATTTAATTTGAATGGCAAATTGTATGTTAGGAACTCATATACAATGGAGATTTTACCTATTGAATCTGAA